GAGAGGAATAGCTGGAATGAAGATAATAGACAGTATAAGGCTTAAGCATCAAATACAGTCTTTAAATACTCTTACAGTAATGTGTTACAACAAAGCTGTAAGAAGTGGTAAAGAACTGTATAGGGTGCTAAAGATAAATAAAGACAGCAATAAGGAGGATAGTAATGCTAACAGATGATTTAGTGCAGAGAACTACAGATGCAAAAATGGTGTCAATACCTAAGTATAAGTATGACATTCTAACCACAGAGACAACAGAAGAAATGGTAGTGCTTGTGCAGGACTACTTAGACAGACATTGGACTTTAGCAGGAAGTTTATCTGTTAAGGTTATTGAAGGAGAAACAGTAGTAATACAACCGGTAATCTTGCAGACCTTTGAGAAAATAACAGAAGAGGAATTTGCTGCAAGACAGAACAAATTATTATGGGAAGAAGTTATAGAAAATAAAAATACAGGAGGCAACAATGAGTAAGAATAAAGTATTTAAGGAGTTAATTGTATCCCCTAAAGGTGAAGTAACTTGGTGTTCACTAGTGCCAGAAGATGATTATAACAAGAAAGATAAGCAGTTCTCTTGCAAACTTCGCTGGAAAAAGAACGACCCTGAGTTTCTTAAGTTCAAGAAAAAGCTAGACACATTAGCTAAGAGAGCTTATGACTTCTATCAGGCAGATGAAGACATTAAGGTTATCTTAAAAAAGCAAATGGTTCTAGACAAACCCTACACGCCTGAGTATGACAAAGAAGGAGAAGAGACAGGTTACTACATCGTAGGAAGTAAGAATAAGCAGAAATATACTACTAAGAAAGGGAAGGTTGTTGTAAACACTCTTACAGTCTTAGATGCTAAGAAGAACAGAATAGACAACACAGCTGTAACACCTTTCAAGGGTAGTATAGTTCGCTTCCAAGCTATGGCAGTTCCTTACTTCGTAGCAGCAACAAAAAAAGCGGGTATATCGCTAAGACTTCTAGCTGTGCAGGTTATTGAAGTAGTAGCTGGAGGAGAACAGGTAGATACAGACTTGTTTGATGAAGAAGAAGGATATACAGCAGAGGGCAACTGTTCCTTTGAAGACGATAATGTAGGAGAGGAGTTCACAGATGAAACCGCTGACACAGGAGACGATTATGCAGAAGATGAAGAAGATGAAGATAGTGACAAAGACAAAGACTTCTAATAAGTCTCGTTCAGGATATGAGGAAAAGATAAGGAGAGACCTCCAGTTAAAGGGGGTCTCTTTTCTTCATGAGCCAATCAAGATAGAATACATACAACCAGCAATACGCAGATACTATATACCGGACTTCATAACTGAGCAAGGTATTGTAGTTGAAGCTAAGGGTATCTTTGACTCAGAGGACAGAAAAAAACACCTCTACATTAAAGAGAACTATCCAGAATTAGAAGTCCGCTTTGTATTCCAGAGAGACCAGCCTATCCGTAAAGGAAGTAAGACACGCTATTCAGACTGGTGCAAAGCAAATGGCTTCAAGTATGCTATAGGTAGAATACCTAAAGACTGGTTTAAATGACCTATATGGTGTTTTTAAGGTAAGAGGTATGCTTAGGTATGCCTCTCTCCTTAAAAACAACAGGAGGAGTGATTATGAGTCAATTTATTAAGCACACGCCTTGCAACCATTGCGGTAGTTCAGATGCTGGTAGTCTATATGATGATGGTCATTGGTATTGCTTTGCTTGTGGCGTAAGAGAGCAGAAAGGAGAGAATAGAATAACTATGCCTAAAAATAAGCACTTCACACCATTGAGAGACCTCAGCTTCCAGAATATACCTAAGAGAAAGCTGAAGGTAGAGACATTGCAGAAGTATGGTGCAGGGATTACTACCTACGGTAAGTTAGGCAAGGTAGTAGTGTTTCCTTACTTCAAGAACAGACAGCTGGTTGCTCAGCATATCCGTTCAGCCTGTAAGGAGTTCAGCTGGTTAGGAAGCACAGACATAGAACTCTACGGTCAAGGGCTTTATAGCTCAGATAAATACGACACAGTAATTATAACAGAAGGGGAGTATGACTGCATATCCATAGCACAGTATGCTAAGAATGTAGCTGTAGTCAGTATCCCTTTAGGAGTTAACTCGGCGGAGAAGCACATAAAAGCAAACATAGAATGGCTTGAAGGGTTCAAGTCAGTTATCCTCTGCTTCGACAATGACGAACCGGGGATAGAAGCTACAAAGAAATGTGCTACTTTGTTTAGTCCGGGTAAAGTAAAGACAGTAAACTTAGCACCACACAAAGACCCTAACGAGTTCTTGATGAAAGGGCAACAGAGTGAGCTGTTTAAAGCCATAAACAATGCTCAGCCTTACCAGATAGACGGACTAGTGTCAGGAGAGTCAGTTCGAGCAAGGCTTATGGAGTACTGGCAAGGAGACATAGTAGGAGGCTGGAGCATTCAGTATCCTAAGTTAGATGATGTCTTAAAGGGAGTTAAGCAGAAGAGGATATACTTATTTACTGCAGGAACAGGTGTAGGTAAGTCCACTTTAGTAAATGAGTTAGCTTACCACATAAAGACTAAGCATAATCTAAAGCTCGGTGTAATTGCCTTAGAGGAAAGTGTAGAGGAAAGTGCTATGCGTTACATATCCCTACACTTAAACAAGAGAATTGAGCAAGGAGAACTAAAGGCTCAGGTAACCCTACAGGAAATAGAGAAGTGTTATGAGGAAGTAGTAAAGGATATAGTCTTCTACGACCACTTTGGTTCTCTTAATGCTAAGACACTTCTTAATAAAATGCGTTACATGATTAAGTCCTGTGGTGTGCAGGTGCTAGTGTTTGACCATATATCCATAGCGGTATCAGGAGAAGAAACTAACGATGAAAGGAAATACATAGACCTTCTCATGACAAAGCTAAGGCAGTTAGTAGAGGAAACTAAAGTTACAGTCTTTCTTATATGTCACTTGAAGCGTAAAGAAGGTAAGAGTCCTGAAGAAGGCGGTAAAGTGTATCTTAGTGACTTAAGGGGCTCAGGAGCATTAGGACAGATTAGTGACTATGTAATTGCCTTAGAGAGAGATACAAGCACTGAGAATGTAGAAGCACAATGTGTAAGCAGAATAAAGGTGCTTAAAAATAGAGTCAACGGTAAGACCTACTATTGTGACTATCTGAAGTATAATCACAGGACAGGCAGAATGAATGCCATATCTTCAGAGGAAGCTGAAGGTCTTATAGGTCAGCAGAAGACTGAAGGTAAGAATAAGAAACAGATACCACCTAATGACGATTTTTAAAAGGAGGTAACATTAACCAATGAGGCTTATATTTGACTTAGAGACAGACGGATTACTAGATATAATGACTACAATACATGTCTTAGTATGCTGGGATTTAGATGCTAAGAAACAGTATATCTTTGAGAGAGGAAAGGTTTGGGAAGGCATACAGTTATTACAGGGAGCAGACTTAATTATAGGGCATAACATAATTAACTTCGATATTCCTGCAATAAGGAAACTAGTGCCTAACTTTACTCCTAAGAAAATTAGAGATACTCTACTTCTCTCAAGGATAACTTTCACGAACATAAAAGACACAGACTACAACAGAGTAAGAGAGCAGAAGTTACCGGGCAGACTCATAGGAAGTCAGAGCCTTGAAGCTTGGGGTTACAGACTGTTTCAGTTCAAGGGGGAGTTTGGTAAGACTACAGACTGGAAGAAATGGTCACCAGAGATGACCGAATATTGTTGTCAAGATGTTAAGGTTACTTCTTCACTTTGGAGGCTGTTAGAAAAGAGAGACCTACCAGAAGCCTGTGTAAGTATGGAGCATAAGGTAGCAGAGATAATACAGGAGCAGACAGAGACAGGTATGTTCTTCAACAAAGATAAAGCACAGCAGCTATACACAGAACTATCCCTAAAGAAAGAAGAAGTCCACGACAGACTACTTAAGGTCTTTAAAGGCTGGTGGAAACCTACAGGGAAGTTAACGCCTAAGAGAGACAACATAACCAGAGGATACAAGAAAGGTTGTCCTTTAACTAAGATATCGTGGGAGAACTTCAACCCCAACTCCACACAGCATATCTTTAAAGCATTAGAAGAAAGATACAACTATGTCCCTGAAGACTTTACAGCTAAGGGAACACCTAAGCTGAACTCAGCAGTCTTAGAAAGACTAGACTACCCTGAGATACCAGACATACTAGAATACCAGCTATTGTGTAAGAGGCTATCCCAGCTTGGAGACGGAACAGAAGCATGGTTAAAGCATGTTAAGGAAGACAGTAGGATACATGGAAGTATTATCACCGCAGGAACAGTTACAGGAAGAATGAGCCATAAGAAACCTAACATGGCACAAGTCCCTGCTGCTTATAGTCCTTACGGTAAAGAGTGTAGGTCTTTATTTGGTGCTGAGGGAGATAAAGTCCTTGTAGGTGTAGATGCCTCAGGACTAGAACTTAGATGCCTTGCTCATTACCTCTACAGATATGACGGGGGTGCTTACGTAAAAGAAATCCTTGAAGGTGATGTTCATACAGCTAATCAGAAAGCAGCAGAATTAGAAACAAGAGACCAAGCTAAGAAGTTTATCTATACATGGCTCTATGG